GACGTGGAAACATTGTTTCCATATCTAGGGGTTCGACCTCCGTTGCTTTCTTTATTATATTCTCGGTCCGTTTGAGCATAATTCTATGAATTATGTCCTCACGGGTGATAATCAAGTCAGACTTACCGCACGTTAGTGTGGGGTCTGAAGATAATCTTAACCAGAGTATGTACTGAAGGCGTCGAAGATCCTCCGACTTCAGGATCCGAGACAGACCGTAATGACCTGTATCTGAGAAGGTGAATCCCCTTTGGCCCATTAACTCAACTAAGTCTAGCATATCATGTATGCCATTCTTGGTTAAGATATTGTGCTTAATGGAACTCATCTCCATCCCATTTAGAGAGAGCCTTTTGGCAAACTCTATTTGAGATTTCACTGAATCACCGATGACTGACTTTTGAAGGTTGATTTCTAAACCAACTTTCTTTAGTAGCCATTGGTAGCGTCGTGCCACTTTTGTATTAAAGATCACAATGTCATCACCCAGGATTCGGTACTGTTTGAAGAACCGTAGAGGTTTCCCTCCATGGTAATTCTCCCAGTTTGCCGAAAACTGAACGATGTCATGGTGCCACAGTGCGAAGCTTGGGAAAGAAGATAGTAAGCCTAAAGGCTGTCCTACCTTCCACCTCACGCTTTGTCCTGTAGCTTTAATATAAAAGTCCCGGTTCGTCATTACTTGGTACCAGCTCTCGGCTACATGTAGATTATACATCAGCTGAAGACGGAATTTCTGCATTTCTGCAGGAATTCTATCAGAAGCCGATGACAAATCAAAACAATACGTCGGATGGCCAGCACTTTCCTTGAGAAGGGACGAGAATCCCTTATCTTGGTCAGAGGTGGCATCTGTCTGTATTGATTGTAGTGTCCTATACAAAGCAATTTGTATAGGCTTTAATGAGAGTTGGCTCCAGTAATCTCCAATAGCAAAGATTCTCGTCTTACCAGCGGGTTCGGCTGAAAAGCCTAACCTTCCGGTATGAAGAGTTTCTTTACTGGTATTTGATAGTGCCTGTTGTCTCATCCATGAAGTGATCCAATCCTGCCCAAGGGCGGAATTGAGTTTCTCTATGGAATCGGCTAAGGTACTATCTCGTACCACAGCTATGGCGTCATAGTGTGAACTCGCTACCGAAGGTCCGTTTGGACCTTTCGACAGTGTAGTTAACACTTTACTCCATGGTTGTATTGGATCTGTAGGATACCCTAAGTACCACTTACGCTTACGCGTAAATTTCTTTAAAAATCTATTAAACTTCTTTGAAACATCCCGAACGGATGTCTCAGTTTCCTGAGTCATCTCGTCAGTGATGCTCTTCAAAGAGGTATAATCTATTTCTAATCGAATTTGTTCGAAAGAACGAGCGATAGTTAGGCTGATTCTTTGGTGATTCCTTGGTCCCTTGATGAGTGGACGTAACGTCCACAAGGGCTTCGGAATACCCTCTGAATCTGTTTTACAGAACGATAGAGGTTGAGTTGGAAGTTGCAACAGATAGTTACGCAGAAATGTGTAACACTCTTTGTAAAGTCCTAATGTGTACTGTTTTCCATTATTCTTAATTGAATTCTGGAGACCGGTTTCATACTTAGTCCAAATGTCAGAAACTCTTTCAGGTGTAAAGGTATGTAAATCTAGAGAAGCTATAAAAGCCAATCTGTTTTTACTTAATCTTTTCATTTGATTTTGTTTGTCTGAAATTTGATCTGCTCTCCCGACAGGGAAATGTCGGTGCCACCATTCAGACAAAGGTGACTAAGTGAAACAGATACCCGGCAAGGGCGAGAGCCC